TAAAACTAACGATATTCTTAAAAAAGTTAAGAATTTATCAAGCAAAATTTACTTACCCCCGCAACTACAAAAACCTGCTTGACGAGTTTGATTACACATATAATGCCTTTCTTTTAAGTGTGAATTAAAACATTATACTATTTATTATTGCACCCAAACTTGCTACTGCTATTAGCCAACCTGTTATCTCTGATCGTGTTGGTCTTTGATTTATACGTTGGTGAATTTCCGACAATTTTTTATCAAATTCTTTTTGATTTTCAAGAACAGTCAGTAAAAGTTCTTTCTGTGTAAATCCATTACTATTTTGCATTTTATTATTGTAAATCAAAAACTTTAAAATAAATTATCTTTGTTATTCTTCTTCGTATGATAATTCTTTGTAATGTTTGTGTTCATTGCTTATATGAAAGACCATTTTTGATAAATGTTCTTCTTCTTTTTCTGTTATATCGTAACGTATATCAAGATTAAAATTTGATGTATCTCTTTTATACACAAAACAATGTACAAGTGGTGTACCTGCTTTTATAAAAAATTTTTCTTTTTCTATTGAAAATGGAAACGTAATTGATCCCCATTTATCGGCTTCTACAATTCCACTTAAACAACGTATATCACGTCTAAAATGATAAAAAGGATCGGTGTACATTATGCTATAACCTTTTGGCAGTTTAAATCTGTAAGGTAATGTTATTTTTAAAACCTTGCCACCCCCTGCTTCTGTACCTATATCCATATCACCTATTTGATAATTGTCGTGATAACTTAAATGTTGATCCAATTCTTCTCTAACTGCGTCTGGTGCAGTAAAATACCAACTTTGTCTTGTTTCAGATATATCACCAGATTTTACTTCAAATGTATCAAAACCAAAATCAGACCACAAAGGAATAATAAAACCTGTGCTTACAATATCTTGTATGGCGGGACAATTTTTAGCTGTTAAACCTGTTTCCCTACCGTCTATATAACTAAAGTAACTTTCTTTGACTTCGCCTAATTTTAATTTTTTATACCATTGTGGCAAAATTTTATTAGCTTTGACGGGTGGGTGATACTCTAAGAAATGTTTATAATTTTTTTGTAACGGTATAACTTCAATTCTCATTTTACATAACCATTTTTAAATCTACTAAATACTTTGTACCAATTAGTATAAATTTGATCCTGTACATCTGTATAATTTACTATTTCCAATTCTAATTCTTCTGATCTTTTAAATGGTACAAGATAATTTAATGGTGTACCCTTTTTAATCAAAATTTCATCATCATTTGATATGTAGAAAATTTGTTGATTTATTTCGTGGTGTCTATCAGTATCTATTACACCATAAGGTACATAAAAATCTTTATTAAAATGATACAACATAGGTATTTGTAAAACAGACCAATTTTTTGGTGTTATTACTCTAAATGGACTAACAATCTTAAAAACTTTACGCACATTACTATCTACATGATTTACAAACTGATCGTTAGGGTGTATTTCAATTTTAAAATTATCACTTGGTGTACGCCAATCAACATCACCATTTTTTTTAACATTTAACCAAATATCAAATGGACAAGGAACAACATACCCTTTTTTAAATACGTCTGTAAAACTTGGACAACTTTTGACTGTTCTTAAATTAGGTAATTTTTTAAAATTATGGTGATAGCCTTTTACTTCTATTGGTGTATCTTTATACCAATTAGGCATAAAATTTTTTGCAGGTTGAGGTAATATTGTTTCATCATTTAAAATACCTAAAAGATTTGATGTGATTTTAATTTTGTCTTTCACATGACTTATGTTAATAAATTTTTTTTTATAAATTAGCTATTCTTGATTTACCCAAGTTTGACTAGGTTCGTGCCACCAATATTGATCGTAATTTTCTGGGTTTGGGTGTGCTATTGGTGGTTTCCACTCTTCTATTGGGTGTGTGCCTGTAACATAATTATCTGTTAATGTCCAACTTTCAAAAGGTTTTGGACTTATAAATACATCATTTTCACTATCATACCAAGAACCCGCACCTGCATATTGTTTACGAAAGTTACTGTTATAACTTGTTTGTACCCAATTTGTATCTTCACCCCATAATGATTTACAAAATGCAATTCCAAGTGCTTCATCATCTGTTCCTGTATTTTCTGGATCAACAACATCATTACTTATAACATTTACTCTTAAAACAATATTGTTTTCATCTATTTCCGCAAAATGTGCCATAAAACCTACTTTGTATATTTCAAATAAATAATACCACTACCGCCAAGTCCACCTGCATTATTACCTGCACCAGGACTACCAGAAGCACCGCCACCACCACCTGTGTTAGCTGTTCCCGCCTGTCCAGAACTATGACCGCCATTACCACCGCCACCTGCACCACCGCTACCCGAACTATTGTTACGAAATTGACCGCCACCGCCGCCACCTGCAAATGTTTCAGAACTTCCAGATATTGATGTTGCTGTTCCCGCACCACCGTTACCACCATTTGTGTTGTTACCATTTACACCTGCTGAATTATGACCGCCACCGCCGCCACCTGCCGAATTAGAACCACCGCCGCCCGAAGCACCGTTGTTGCCCTCAGAGGGTGTAAAGCCACCTGCGTTTCCAGCTCCACCAGATTTTTGACCGCCACCGCCGCCACCGCTGCCACCTGCACCACCGCCGCCGTTAGCGTTTTGGCCGAAACCACCACCACCGCCGCCAGAAGATTGGGCAAAATTACTAAATGACGAAGCCGATCCCGTGCCACTTCTTGGATTACCAAAACCGTTTGTAGCACCACCACCAACGGTTATGACATAAGAACCCTCACCTATTGGACTTGATAAAGTATCTGTTCTAAAACCACCTGCACCGCCGCCGCCACCTGCACGTGAACCTTGCGTTGATCCGCCGCCGCCACCGCCGCCGCCAACAACTACCCACTCTATTGCACGTGATCCATATTCAATAATAAAATTATCAGAAAAAGTAAATTTATGAACTAATGTACCGTCGCCATTATCAATAATTTGTCCACCTCTTGCTTTGAAGCTACCACCAAATTTTCGTGCTGTTTCGCTATTACGAAACTTACCACCCTCTGTGCCGCTTCCTATTGCTTGTGAAATAGACATTAACTTAGCTCTGATCCAAAGACAGAAAATGTTACATTTGCGTCTGAAGCACCAACACTTATAACATCTGCTGCGTCTAGTGTTAAACCTAGAGTTAAATAGATACTATCGTTAGCACCTATTGTTGTGTCAAAGTTAATATAATCTTCATTTGCAACTGATCCACCATTTACTTTGATAGCTATTCTAAAAGTATTTTCTGCTGCTTCTCTATTTGCAACTGCTATCGTAGATATAATAGTTTCTGTACTGCTTGGAACAGTATATAGAGTTACATCATTTGCAGAAGCGTCCGCAACCTGTCCTAAAACTTTATATGCTGTTGCCATTTATATATCCTTTCTTATGCACCTATCAATAAAAATTCACTAAAAGCTGCACCACCGCTACTTGAAGCAATTTGATTTGGTTTTACTTTGTAAACTGATCCGTCAGTTACATCTTCTAAAATTAATAAATCATTAGCAAGATCGGGTGTGATTGAAGAACCGTCTGCTAAGTTACTTGGATCAACAGTTAATGTTGCAGAAAATGCACCGCTTGTTGCAGCTGCACCACCCGCAAGTCCACTATTTGCAGCTGTTGTGATCGTGATACCCGTGATATCACCGTCGCCTACAAAAGCCACGAAACTGCTACCGTCAAAAAAGCCTAGTTCATTTGTATCTTTCAGAAAATAAAATTGACCTTCCTCTCTTTTAGCAGACGGAATACCTGCGTCCCTAGCAGAACTGTCAGCATACACATTAATAACCTGCATGAGGTGATTATTTACGTTAGCCGCAGTTAATACTTCACCTGTTGAAAATTCTTTATATCCAGATAATGCCATGTTTTTAGTTTATTCCTTTTGTTTCCTTTGTTTGTACGTGTGTCATTAGTATCCTAACTTATCTGTATCTAAAACACCAAAAATTGTGTTATCCAAACGGAAAAAGGCCTGTACATCAGCATTTGATAATTTATACGAAACTGCAAAAATATCTGGTGTAATATTATATGAAATACTATCAATTATTTCATTTGCAGTTATTTGGCTTGGACTACCACTACCAGGCGGTGTAAGCTCTACTTTGATAATATCTGTTACATCACGATCTAATATAGTGTTTTGGTTAGATGTGCTTTGTTCGGTAATATCAACAACTAGGTTATCAAACCTTATAATTGCGTCTTTGAATTTACCTAATAAAAAATCTGCTGCGTCTTGTACGTCTGTATCTGTGTTGTTAAAAAGACCTGTTCTACTTAAAGTACGTATTAAATACTTTGCTTGACTACCTGCATTTTCTGAAGTTTTGGTAGAACCCCCCAATCTTTGTAAAGATATGATATTAAATATTTCATTATCATCATTTATATAATCTACTTTCAAATAAGGTATATCCGATCCGTCATCAGAAAATGTTGCTGCAACAGAACTAGGGAACGTTGTATGCCTTGATTTAAAAGTTAAATCACCAGATTTTGACATAAACAATGATCCATTTTCTGATCTTTCTACGGTTTGCAACACAGATAATGTATTATCTGTTAAATCACTTAAAGATTGCATTGTACTTATTCCTGTTTCAATAGACCTATTTGTACCAAACTTGACTTGTGAATTATCAAGTATTGCTTCAATTAACTCACCACTTTTTGCAGAAGAAAAACTTTGATTTATAAGTTTTGTATTTGCTATCTTCATAAATGCGTCAGAAGCAACAAAATCAGCAAAAGAGTTACTTCCGTCTGGATAAGATAAATTTATATCAGTAACAAAACCTACAAATAAATCTTTATACGTTGATCCACCGTCTGTTGTAGCGTCAACATGTATTTCAATCATTGGTTCTATACCAGGGGAAAATGCACTTGATGTATTTGTATTTTCGTATTTACGTTCGTTATTTAATAATCTTATGCTACATGATCCTGTAAAAAAACTGTCTGTATCTCTTGATCTACCTCTGTTTATACTTACAGATTGTACATCAGAAGTTACATCACTTAGTGTTGTAGCACCACCAAGTTTGCCCGTATCTAAAACACCACGTACTAAATCATCAAGTGTAAATGTATCTGGTGTAAATCCAATCCGTACTCTAAGTGTTGGTGCTGCCATTAGTTAATATTTATAACCCTAGAAAGATCGCCCTCTGTTCTGTTAAATTCTTTAAGACCTTGCACTACAACATCTTTTGCGTCCTGTGGGTTTGTTACTGTACTATTAAAATTAATAGTAACTTCACCAAACCTACTTGCACCACCCATTGCTTCAGCTCTAGCCAATCCACGGGCGGCATTAGCAGTTCTTGTCAAATCCCTTGCATTAGCTGCAATTAAATCTTCAACTACTTTTGGTGGTGTTCTTTGTGGTGTACTGTCAGATATTGATGTTGCACTAACTCCACCACCCGATCCATTACCTTGAAAAAATCCACTTACATTAGTCATTGCGTCTTTTGCAAGATCACGAATATGTTGCAATGTTTGTTCTAATTTACCGTCCCCAAGTTTTTCTAATGCTTCGTTATAACTTTCTTGTGCAGCTGCCAATTCAAGTAAAACATCAACATTGCTTGTATGTGCTTTGTTTAAATCTTCTTGTTTGTCTTTTACTTTTTCTGTAAGTTCAATTTCTCTTTCACGTAATTTTTCTTTATCCTCTAATAATTTATTTATTCTTTCTTGTACACGCTCTGCTTCTTTTTGTGCTTCAGTTAGATTTCTTTCAGCTTCTTCAACATTTCTATCAACACCAACACTTTCTTGTCTAAGTTCTGATAATCTTTCTACTGCAAGGGCTAATTCAATAGTTTTTATTTCTGATCCGTCTTGTTCTTCTGTTAATCGTTGTACAGCTTCTTCTTGACGTAATATTGCTAAACGTTCTTCATTAGTTACTTCTTTTGCTTTTATCTTTGCTTTTTCTACATCTTCTTCTGCTTTTTTGATTTTTTCATTAGCTTTTACAAGTTCATCATTTGCACCAAGTAAATCTTCATCAATATCTAATAAATCTTTATTTGCGTCAATTAAATCTTCTTGTGCTTTTTTAAGTGCTTTTTCAGCTTCTAATTGTCTTTCTTGTATATTTAATATTTTTTGTCTAGCCGATCTAAGTTGTTGTAAAGCAGGTACAGTTTGTTTCATTAATGCTTCTGCTTCTTTCCTTGCTACTTCGGTAGCTTCCCTTTTGCTTTCAATCATACTTTCAAGTGTGTCTTGTTCTTTTTCTATTTCTGTTCTTGCGTCTACATGTGCAGGTGTATATTGTTCTTTGTAAATTCTTGAATAATGTTCAGTCATTGCAATACCACGTTGTAAAGCTATATTTTTTGCTTTTTCTTGTGCTTCTTGATCTTTTGTTGCTGTTGTTACACCAAAAATGCTAAATGCTGCTTGTTCGTTGTTTAAACCGTATTTTTCTAAAAATGTGTTGCCTTGATCTAATGCGTCATTATTTTTATTAAATACACCAACCCCGAATTCAACAATTGAAACAACAATATCAAATACTTTTGCTAATGCTTTAAATCCGTTTTCTAACATTGGAAGTAACACAGGTGCTAATACTTGAAATAAATCAACTACCCTTTGTATGATTGGTGCAAGTTCTTGCATTATTGGTGCAAAACCCTCTGCTAAATCTTCTACCAATTCACTTATGATTGGTAATAATTCAGAAGCAACAGGTAATAATTCTTTACCTAAATTTGCTTGTACTTCTTTTAATTCAGCAGATACTTTACGACTTACGTTTGCAAAACTCTCTTGTGTTCTATTGAGATCGCCCTGTTGGACTTTTGTTTTTTGCAAAAGTAATTCATACGTTGCTAATGCTTTTTCTTGTTTAGTAAGTTCCTTTGCACTTGTTTTACCTGTCATTATGAACGCTTGTTGCTGCACGTCAGCTTCTAAAATCGCGATCCCAAAAGTTTTTAAGCTCTCTCGCTCACCGAGAAGTGCCTTTGTAAATGCTTGTAGTACAGGTTCAGCACCACCTTGTACGTTACTAAATGAAGCAACATCACCTGCTAAAGTCGCTAATTTTTGTGATAAGTCTGCTGATCCCTCTGCTGTAAAGTTAATACCTTGAAGAACTGCACCAGAAGTAGCAAGTAATTGTTTTAATTCAAAGTCTGCTAAACCCGCCTTGTTTGCAAAACCCTCAACAAATTCACCTGCACTTTTTGCTGCAACACCAAACGTTTCGTCAAAGGCCGCTGCTGCTTCATTTGCGTCAGACGCAACTTGTACCGCTTGTACACCTGCGGCGGTTGCAGCTGCTCCAACAACTGCAAAACCTGTGGCAGCTGCCGATCCAACTCTTGTAATACCTTTAGCAAATTTACCTAAAGCTGTATCTGATCTACGAATAGCTTTAAGTAAACTAGCTTCATCACCTAAAAATACATACCGTAATTTTTTATCTGCCATTATGCTACCTTTGGTACTCTTGTTAATCCTGTTGTACCACCACTTGATATTCGTATTGGTATTTCAACAACTTTGTTCATTTCTAAGGTATTTTCTATTGCACGATTTACTTTATTCAAATAATCTTTTTGTATATTAGGTAATGCGTTAGCTATCGTTGTGCCTACAACATAACCACCTTTTTGAGTTATAAACGCATTTGCACCAACGTATTTTCTATACAATGGTCTTGCACCTGGTCTTGAATTAGGTAAACGACCTATAAGTGTTTGTGAAACAACTCTATTGTTTTTAAGTCTTTTATTTTTAAAATTAGTTGGAACGTTTATGAATTTACGTCCAAATTCTAAAGACAAGACTGCATTATTTTTATGACCTTGTATTTCAATAGATGCTTGATTTTGTCTTGCCCTACCTTTAATACCACGTACAGCTAAATCACGCCTGTGTACGGGTCGTCCTAAAACATTTTGTACACGACCTTTTTTTACTGCGTCTGTTGCAACTTCTTTAGAAATTTCAATGTTTACCCGTCTGATTGCTTTACCAATCTCTGGATTAACTTTTTTCCAATTTCTTACAAATTCATTAAGACCTGCAACACCTATACCGCCACGTATAGCAAGTTGCCGTCCACGTCCTGTTTGTTCAATCGTCGCCATTTTGTAATGTTAAGACATTAGCGATTGCAGTTATTAGTTCTATTGGTGTATTAAGAAGATCGTTTGGGCTTATACCTGTCCTAGCACTCAATCTTGCGACTAAGTCTAGGATTTCGCTTTTGGGTCATCACCTTTGGTGTATTCTTTTATACCTACAACGTTTTCTAAAAAGTTATCAAACTCATTAGTTTCGCCTTTTCGTTTTGCACCTAACCAAGCCAAATACGCTGCGTGTTCATAACGTGCTTCATTTGGATCGGCTAGGACACTAAAACCAACGTCAAATTTTCTTTCAAACTTAATTAGGTCAATAGGCCTAATATCAGCTTCAATTTCTTTACCGTCTTGATATTCAATAACATATCCGCTTTGCATAAGTAGTTATCCTTTCTTATGATGTTGCTCTTGTTATTGTACCAGAAGTAGGAAATGCCACAGACATTGTAGCTAATTCACCCACACCATTTGCAACAGGTAAATGTTGATTTACTAACACGTTGCCAGAATATGCAGGGTTGGTAGCACTTGTTGATCCTGCGTCTGCTTTTACAATAAATGCAGTCGTAGTACCTAACAATGGAAACAATGTTGCGTCAACTTCAGAACTTGCAAAATCTTGTTGGAACTCTATTGATAGTGTTCCGTCTTTTAAACCACCTGTACGACTTTGAAATGTGTCGCCCATGGCGGTTGTTACGATTTCGTCAGCTGTAATATCAAGAGTAACTGAACTAACATGATCTGATAAATCAACGCTGTTTAAAGTTACACTTGCATTATTTAATACAAATTTCGCCAATGTAATACCGTCCTTTCTATCTATATTTTATAAAGAAAGAACAACCCTAGGTTGTGTGTGATATTACTCTATGCCGATTGTGGCATGTATACCAAATGACGGGTTTGTACCACTTATTGTAAAATTCAAACGCCAATGTTGATCCGTGATAGCACCTGCAACACTTTGAAAATCTGCACCAACAGCAGTGATACCTGTAAATGTTATGCGATCTGTTGGACTTGTAAAACTTGAATTATCATCAGATTGTAGTTTGAAAGTAATAGTTGGTGTAGATGTACCACTTACACTGTAACAATGGATTGCTGCAAAACATTTTTCAGCTGCACCCACCGCACCTAATTGGACACCTGTACTGTTTCCTGTGCTTGTTAAGTCATCATCAAGTTGTATAGTACCACGTACAACAACATCATCTGATTGTGATTTAGATACCGTAAATGGCGTTATTTCGCCTATTGAACCAAGTATGTTGTAACTAAATAACCTTGATTTCATAAAGTAAGCTGTGTTTCCAACCCCTGCGTCTGGTACTGTTGTTACTATTAATTCATTACCCACAGAAGCACCAAGAAGTGCGTCGGGTTTGTTTGCTCCTGCCTCAAAAAATCCGTCCATGTTTAGTGTACTATCTTTAATACCACCAAGCCTTGTACGAAAACCACCACTATTTATTGTTGTTGCGTCTAATTCATCTGCCGAAATATCTAAATTTACACTTGTTATATTTGAGGATAAATCAAAACCCCCTGCAAAAACCTTTCCGTCATTAAATACAAATTTTGCCATTTACTTTTTACCTTGTTTTTTTGCTTCTTTTTTTTCAGCTATTGGTTGTATGTGTCCTGCTTTTATAAGTGATTTTGCTTGTTGTTCATCTTTGACTGTAATAATATCGCCTTTGATTTTATCCATAACTTTTTTATTTCCGATAATTTTATATTTCATTTAACTTGTACCTTTTGTTATTACTTGTATTTCAATATTAGCACCAATCGCGTCAATTCCATTTACATTAACATCAGCACTTATATTTGATACTGACACAACTCTTGCGTCTGTATCAGTCAAACCAAGTGTTCTATTATTAAATATAATCTGTCTTACACTGCTACTTCCTTGCCCTGTTATAAACGTATGAAGTTTGTCTTGTCCTGTACGCGTATCTGATCTTTGTACAGCTAGTAAACAATCAAAAGTATATTGATCCGTGCCACGTTGCATTGCTAAATCAAATTCTATATTTGTAGGTATTATAAAGGCAGCGGGAAAATTTATTGCATAATCTGGTACTGTATCAAAACATCTAAGACCAGAAATATTACTTAATGTTGATTTAAGACCGTCTGTGATTTCAGATAATGTCGCCATTTAAACAACACCTAAAACAGTGCCTTTACGAAATGGTGCAATTAATCTTGTTATCTCTCTGTTTTGTTGTATGTTTACAACTCCAAAATCACCAACACCTGCAACACCAAGTGGTGCATTACGCATAGCAAATAGTTCTGACGCTAACATTAATGTTGCTTGTCTTATTGGCTCTGGAACACTTGGAAAACCCCATTTTGCAGTTACTTCAGCACGTGGTCTGTTACTTGAAAAATCCATAGGCCACTCCTGGCTACCACCAGAAAATAATTCAACAATATAAAATGGGCTAATTAATATACCACCAACAACATTGTTTATGGGTA